TTATTGGCGCTTTCCAACAGGGTCGCGGCCTGTTCAACCGAACCAGCGCCAGCCGAGATGGCCTGATAAAAGCCCTCAACCTGCGATGTTGCGGAGCCTCCAAAGTCCTTGGCGAGTTGCCGGGCGCTGGCGGATAACCCGGACATCTCCGCATCCGTACCCCCGATCAACGTCGACGTTTCCGCCAGCGCTGCATTGAAGTCCCGCGCGAGATTGACCGACTGAGCCGCCGCTTGAAACGTGACATAAGACGCTGCGGCCGCACCCAAAGCTCGCGCAGCCTTGACGCCAAAAGCTGAGACGGATGACCCCATGCGGTTGGACGCCTGGTTCACGGTCGTTTCTGTCTCTCGCGCCTCGCGCTTCACCCGGTCAAGAGCTGATTCCGCGCGCTTTCCACCCGTCTCCATCCCGGTCGGGTCGATTGCGAGTCTAAGTCCGGCCATTAGGAGAATCCTTGTCGAAACTGGTTCAACCCCATCGCGCTGCCGCGACCGGGTGAAGGAAATTGAAGATGAGGATGTTTTCGGCTTTCGCCGTGGCGATCATGGCAACATCAGCCAGCGCCGGGTTATTTGAGGAATGACCATTGCGTCATGGACATTTTTTGACCATTTAATATCCATGAGCAAAGAATCACTCACGCCATACAAGATGAACCTTCCATCTGACCTGAAGGACAGGCTGACGGAGGCCGCTCAACGTTCTGGCCGAAGTCTTTCCGCCGAGATCATCACCCGCCTGCAAGCATCCCTCTCACTCGCCGACGACGCCGGTCTCGACTTCACCGCTAAGGGATTCGAGGCCTTTATCCTTGAGGTGGTAGGTCGAGCTACCGAACCACTTGAGGCGCGTGTAAATTTTCTGGAGCAGTTCTCCGACCTCGCCGACTATGGGGAAGAATGATCCTCACTACCCCGTCGGCTTACGTCCAAGAAACTCCCGCTCCACGTTATCCATCGCCATGACGAACCTTACGAGCCGAGCCTTATCGACCGGGCACGTCTGACCCAGCCATTCTGAATAATCCGAGATCTCCGAGAACGGTATCGCGCCGATATCATGGCCACGTTGGCGTGACCCGCGCAGGTGGTGGTAGGCCTGCCAGTAGAACCAGCTTTTCGGCTCTACGGCATCTTTCAGGACAGGCGCACCCTTTCGCTTGAGATATTCCAATTCGCTGTCGGAATATTTCAGGCTCCAAAGGAGCGCCTCAGTCAGTTTTTTGCAGTTTCGTCGTCGTCTTCGCTGACAATCTCGCCCGCGTCCCGAACCTGCTTTTCAAAGTCGAGAATTGCGGCCCCGATCTCAGGCACCTTCTCCTGACATAGCTCAAGGAAGGTTTCGCGGTCGCAGGTGATATCGGTCATCTCGCCGTCGTCACCCTCGGTTTGGATGTTCGAGAACCATTCGATAACGCAAGCATCGTAGAGCGCGGCAAAGCGCTGCATGTTGATCGCCTCGGCATCCCTATGATCTGCCTGAATGAATTCCTTGTCGTCTTCGATCTTTCCTGTTTTCCGGCGCATTACCCGTGCATTCAGCAGGGACTTTTCGACCAGCTCGACGTGCATGGGGTTGATTGAACCGCCCGCCCGCGCCTCGAACGCGATGAAGCATTCGACGGGATCCTTATCAGTTCCCGGCCCCAGCCATTCCGGCAGGACGCGGCGAAAAGTCACCGTCGGAAGTTCACGCTTGCGCAGTTTCAACGCCATCGTCTTTTTCCTCCATGGTCAGATGCGGTTTGTCGGCAAGGTTCATTTCCTTGGCCTCGGCATTGGTGATCGGGTCGCCCTTGGTGAAGGTCTTTTCTTTACCCTTCACCACGCCCGCGAACGTGCGTGCCGCGATCATGCGATTGCCCTCGTTGCGGTCATGGTGGCACCGCTGGAGGTGTCGTATTGCGGAAGGATTTGCACCTTCTGCATTGCGGATGCACCGGACCAATCCAACTCGGTCTCTCCAAAGAAGCACTTCGGAAATACCAGGGTGTATTTCTCGCCGGTGACGGCCCCCAGTGGGATCGTGATCTCGAACCCGGTATGACGGGCACGGCTGGCATTGTAGATCGCGAGGAAGTTGCTCTCGATGTACATGTTTGCTGAAAGCGTCGGCAGGAAGTCACCCCGCGTGATCCCGCAGAGATCATTGCTGCTGATCTTGGGCTGCAGGTCGCGTTTTTCGAAGGCGAAAGCGATTTCCAGCGCCTCCATGCAATCCAGGGTGTACCCGTCAAACACGATGGTGCCGACATCCTCCCCCGATGACAGTGGGTCGGCCTCGGTCGGGTCGGTGTAGGTGGCCCCGGTGATTGCTGTGGTGGTGGCGTCGTCAGATCCGCGACCGACCAGTTGCAGGGACAAGGACGCCGCTGATCGCGCCTTGAGCGACAAGCTTCCCGAGGTAGCCTCAACACCACGATAACGCATCATCGTTGCCGTGCCACCAGTGCCAGCCGGAATGGTGTTCTCAACCGCAACGGTCGTTTCCGCCTTGCCGTCCTTCAGTACATCAGACGACCATGCGCCCTGCAAAAGCGTGGCAAGGAAATCGTCATAGACGCCATAGATGAGAGGGCTTTCTAGAGACCCGGTAACATCAATACCGCTGTAGCCCTGCCCGTGGCGTGCGCCCTTGGCGATCAGGGATCGGCCCTCGATGATTGTCGGCTTTGCCATCATCGCCGCTGGCCGATGAAGTGTCGTGAAACCTGGGGTTGCGGGGATGGTTCCTGCGGTCACCTCCGCGACGTATGCGGAACGAAGTTCACTTGTGCTGCTGCCTGCCATGTCTGGCCTCCTTTAGCGATATGAATGCCGAACGAACGGCGCGATGACGTTGGTCTTGTGAAAGGGTGCGTCAGGGAAAGACGCGGCGATGTAGGGGTGCCGGTTGTCAGAAAGTTCCGGCGGGCTGAACCGGATGAAGGTATCGGCGCTGTCCGTGATCAAAGCGCCCGCATTGGTCAGTTTCGTTTCAAAGAACAGCCCCATGATCGTTTCAGCATAGCCGCGCCACGCTGCGCTCCCCTTGCCGCCCTCTGTGATGACCTGGAACGTGGCAAGCCCCAGGTGGTCGATACGGTTGGCGGTACGGCCGATACTGCCCTGCCTGGTCGCTCCGCTGGTGATGGTCAGGCGAATGCTGTTGATGACCGGATCGAATTTCTGACCGTCGAAACCAATGGGAGTGGCGTCGGCCCACTGAGTTTTGAAATAAGTCTCGATGGCGCTGCGTTCGAGTTGGTAGCTCATGGTGATGGCATCCCTTGCCAGATCATTTCCAACTCACTCACGGTCATCGCCAGTACACCTCCTGGCGCCTGACGGCTGGAGCCGTTTTCCAGCGATAGCGCATAGGACAGGTTATTTTGCAGGTAGATCATCGGAAAATCGGTCAACGTCCCATAAGATGCGATTGCTTGCGCCGACATCGCTCCAAACTCACCAAGGGACATCGTGGTGCTTTCATCCGGCGACCCAATTGAAACCAGCCAGTTGTTCTGAAACGTGCCGACATCGACCGGGCTTTTCTCGGTGACACGTGCGAGACCTTCGGTCGCGATGTAGATAACCGCATCGCGCACGCCGCCAATCATCGCCAGCCATTCCGAATCCATTTCGCTAATGAAGTCCTGCGTCGCCCGGCCACCCGTCGTCATTGATCCGCCTCAAGTTTCGATCTCGGGATGATCCGAAAAATCTCAGCACACCGACAATGCGTGGTCTGCTCAATCGGGGCTCCAAGCGACCGATCTCCGGGGTACATACCCTGAGATCCATCTGGAAAAGTGTATGGCGTATTCATGCCGCGACGTTTCTGGCCGTTCATGACTTGGTGATCATCTCGAACCCTTGCATCACCAGCATTCAGCCAACTTCGTTCGATTTGTTCATCCAGCACGCCGCCGCTTTCTACCAATTCGATGAAGCCGTTATGACGACCGGATCTCAGGGCGGTCAGCGTGTTGTCTCTTGCAATCTGCTTGCCGCGATCGAGCAGAAGGCGAGAAATGTGGCGGTTGCTTATCGCGTCAATGTCAGATTTGGGTAGAGCCCGACCCGCCTTGATCGCCTCACGGATACGCTTGTCAAATGTTCGATCGGTCGACTTGTATCGGGGCTTCATCTTGCCGGTTTTGCTGTCTTTGATGAAATATCGGCGGATCTTATCCTTGTCGCCGAGCATATCCTTGACCTTTTGGGCTTGCTCGGCGCGTTGCGCGTCGAGGTTCATTATGCCACCCGAACGAATACCAGTTCGGCGATCCATCAGTCCAACCAGATCACGTGCGGTCTCGGCTGGGGGAACGCCCGTATCAACCGCGCGAATTATTGCCTCTCGAACAGCTTCAGTTGTCGACTGAGATAGATATTCCGTCATTTCCGATGTGATCTGCTGCACAGCCGCAACGGACCTTGGATTGCCCCCGAAACCGAACTGCCCCCGCAGCCTGATCGGCAAGAGCACAGCAACCGATGCGCCAGCCTCAAGATAGGCGGTACGAACCGCCTCCGCGACCGGGAAGAGGGTCTGCTGATTGATCCGCAGCAATTCCATGGCCAAGACGATGTTGCGCGCCTCAAGCGCTTGGATCAGAGCGGCTTTGTCCACCGCGGTCGCAGCTGTCCTCATGGCATGCAAAAATGCCTTGCGAACAGACGGCTGAAGTTTCTTCAGGAGTGCCGAAAGTTGGCGTTCCTGATTTGGTGAGCGACGGGCCATGATGCCTCATGCGAAAAGGCCCCGCTGGCGGGGCTGTTGCTTGGAATGTCGGTTTACTCAGTCTTTGCGGGCCGCGTCCGCCGCCCCGGCTAGCCATGCCGCCCGCAGCAGGTCATCCATTTCCGCGAACAGGGGCGCAGGAAATCGCATCACGATCAGCGCCAAGTCAGGGCGACCGTTGGCGATGTGAATGGCAATGAAGGTGGTCTGGGCGATGCTCATCTGACAATGACATAGAACAAGCTGCCAGCCGCCACAATATCCTGAGCCTGTCGAACAATTCGCGTCAGCCCGGCAAAGGTCAGTTCGTCATTCTCCTTGGCACTGGTCATTCCCTCAATCAGGATCAGCTCATCGCCTGGGCCAGCGACATATTCCGGGAACACGTCTTGCACCGGCTTCACGGTGTCCACCACGACCCGCCCCGTCTGTGTGGTGGTCGTCGTCGCATAGGAGCCAGTTGTGGTGTTGTAGGCCCCTTGCGTCTCGCGGGTGAGCGTGGCGGGGTGGATGGCGTCTGTTATTTCGGCAGCCACTGCGTCGAACGCTTCGCGTGCAATTTCCGCTACGGTGGTCATTCTGGCACCGGCCCGGCGCTAAGCATGATCGGCGGATGCTGCCCAGAGCAAATATCTGTCCCGATCAGCGTCACCCGGATCGAGGCGCCCGCGTTCAACGCTGCCAGTTCCTCGGGGTCCGGTTGCCATGCGGTGACGATGGCTGGCAAGGCCTTGTCCTGCACGTTGTCATAGACGGCGGTGTCCTTGACTGGCAGGCCGAGATAGCCTTGGGATTTCCCGAGCAGGCGGGTAAAGCCAGGAATGCGCATGATCATCATTGGTCTGTTCCTCGTTTCGGTTGCCCGAACCTCTCATGAAATGCAGCCCAAGCAAGAGCAGTAGTTGCGGCAACGGGGCCGCGCTGTTGGCAGCCCTTGCAGTAGATATACCGGGCCGCGCGAGCCCCCCCAGCCAACAAAAAGGTTCCGATGGCACCGCAGTAAGGGCAACCCTCCGATACAGTTTTCTTGCTCACCTCCATGCCCACCTGTTCTTGCCAGAGGCAATGGAAAGGATCGGCTCCAGCATGTCCAAGACAAACCCATGAACGGGGGTCTGTAGAGCGCCATCGCCATAATCTGTTGAAGTGGCGGCCGGGCCAGCTTTACTGCTCTTTTTGGTGATCACACCTTTGAGGGCAGTATCGGGCAGCAGGGGCTTTGTAACAGCGCGTGATGCCAGTTCGCAGGTGGCTTTGATCAATTGCGGCGGCAGGGCCGGCAGATCGAAGTCGTCGTCGTCACGAGCTTCGCTGCGCGGCCATTCCAAACCCTGGAGATAACCCTTTCGGATCCCGCGATAGGATGTTGCCAGACGTGCATCGAGGTATTCCGAAGCCTCACGCGCTGCGCCTTCCTTGACCTCTGCAGAAGCCGCGTTCCAGGCCGTGTAAAAGGCCGTGTGCTGGCGGTTGCCCCAATAGGCGTCGATGACTGCAACCGAAGCGTAGCTGTCCGCGCCCGAGATCCCTGCCCCGGTTTCAACGACCAATGCCATCAGCGTGTCACCTCCCGCTCAACGATCACCTTGCCCTGCAGCGCCCGCACGGTTGTGCCATCGCCGATCAGTTTCAGGTCATAGATAAATTCGACAAACCGCTCGGCGCGGTACGCCATGTCGCCAAAGACCAGCAATTCAGACAGATCATCAAGCAGGCTTGTGGTGTCTTGTGCGGTCATGGCAAGCGTCACCGTCCCGTCAGCACCCAGCGTAATCGTCCCGTTAACCTCGCCGCCGGTGGAAGTCAGATAGGCCTCGGTCGAGGATGAAAAGTCGGCCCGGATCGCGAGCCGACCCTCATAATTTGAAACGTCGACCGCCGCCCCCTCCCCATCCAGGTAGACGAACGAAAACTGCCACGTCGCACCCTGAAGGATGTGAAGATCTTGGCGAACAGACATCAGCCTTGCGCCTGCTCACGCTTGGCGATTTCGGCTTTGATCGCCTCCACGGCTTCATCCTTGTTGGCCGTCGGCGTCTCGGCAAATTTGTCGGCCAGTTCCCGCAAGTCCTTTGCGGACAGATCGGCCCATCCCTCGGGGATCTCGACGGTCGTGTCTTGGCCGTCGCCCTGGTCTGGAT